TATTAACGACAAAAACATACCCAGGAGGACTTTTACATGACCCAAGTACATTTTACACTGAAAAGCGAAGAGATTCAAAGCATTATTGAATATTCTGTAAAGGATGACGTTTCTAAAAATATTTTAACAACGGTATTTAATCAACTAATGGAAAATCAACGAACAGAATATATTCAAGCAAAAGAATATGAACGAACAGAAAACCGACAAAGTCAACGAAATGGCTATTATGAGCGCAGCTTTACGACACGTGTAGGCACGCTAGAATTAAAAGTACCCAGAACACGTGATGGCCATTTTTCACCCACAGTGTTTGAACGTTATCAACGAAACGAAAAAGCCCTCATGGCTTCAATGTTGGAAATGTATGTATCAGGCGTTTCAACTCGTAAAGTATCAAAAATTGTGGAAGAACTTTGTGGTAAATCCGTCTCTAAGTCCTTCGTTTCTAGCTTAACAGAACAGCTAGAACCTATGGTTAACGAGTGGCAGAATCGTTTATTATCAGAAAAAAATTATCCTTACTTAATGACCGATGTACTCTATATAAAAGTACGAGAAGAAAATCGAGTACTCTCAAAAAGCTGTCATATAGCGATTGGAATAACCAAAGATGGCGACCGTGAAATTATCGGCTTCATGATTCAAAGTGGCGAAAGCGAAGAGACCTGGACAACATTTTTTGAATACCTAAAAGAACGCGGTTTACAAGGTACGGAACTCGTTATTTCTGATGCGCACAAAGGATTAGTCTCTGCCATTAGAAAATCCTTCACCAACGTAAGTTGGCAAAGATGCCAAGTTCACTTCCTAAGAAATATCTTTACCACCATTCCTAAAAAAAATTCAAAATCTTTCAGAGAAGCTGTTAAAGGAATTTTTAAGTTCACAGATATTAACTTAGCGCGTGAGGCTAAAAATCGATTGATTCATGATTATATCGATCAACCAAAATATTCAAAAGCTTGCGCATCATTGGATGATGGATTCGAAGACGCCTTTCAATATACCGTACAAGGAAATTCCCACAATCGACTAAAGAGTACCAATCTAATTGAACGACTGAATCAAGAAGTACGCAGAAGAGAAAAGATTATTCGCATCTTCCCCAATCAAACATCAGCCAATCGCTTAATTGGAGCCGTTCTTATGGACCTACATGATGAATGGATTTATTCTTCAAGAAAATACATCAATTTTGATAAGTAGAAATGGTAAAAACATTGTATAGCATTTTACACAGGAGTCTGGACTTGACTCTAATTTGCGTTCCACATCCAATAATCATACTTTTAATATTACAAATGGCGATCATCTATTATGCCAAAAAATTGAAAAAAAGTTGAAAAAAACGAAATTCAAGATTATAGGGAATATTTCTTTTACGCTTTTATTTAATGTGTTATGTAATCTTATTTCTAATTGCATTATTTCCGGTATGTAATATTGGTATATGAGTATAATGTTTGTATATAGGTGGAAAGAAGGTTGATGCGATGAGTATAATTATTCAATTATTACAAGCAGTATTAGATACTATTGATAAGATTTTATTTTATATCGAAAATAATCAAACGTATGAGAGAAAAAATGAATTTAAAACAAAACGTATGTTTTAATATTTGCTAATTATTTACTGAAAGGAGCCACCCTAGCGTGGCTCCTTTCTTATACCCAAAACAACGAAAGCGAGGTGAGTCCAAATGACAGAAAAACAGAAAATTTTTGCAGATGAATATCTCATTGACTTGAATGCCACACGGGCTTACAAGGTCGCTTATCCAAGGGTGAAGAATGATGATATAGCAGCGGCTAATGCAAGCCGATTGCTAAGAAATGCTAAGGTTGCAGCCTATATTTCAGAACGTATGCAAGAGAGGCAGAAGCGAACAGAGATCACTCAGGACCGTGTGATCAAAGAACTGGCTGCAATTGCCTTTGCTAAAGCTACAGACTTTGTGCAGATCGTTCGTGGCAATGTGATTTTAACAGATACCAGCGAGCTGTCGGAGAAACAGATCAAGGCCATTGCTGGGATCAAAGAAGGAAAGAATGGCATAGAGATTAAACTGAATGATAAAGAAAAGGCTCTGGAGCTTCTGGGACGGCATCTTGGCATGTTTAAGGATAAGCTGGAAGTTACAGGATTGGAAGCAGAGCAGACTAAGCTGGATGATCTGATCCGGCAGATACGTGGTGGTGGATAGTGAGTACAGAACGTTTACTGTTATCAGATAAATACAAAGCTTTTCTTCGGTGTGATGCGCCTGTAGAGTTCCTTGAAGGGACTACAGCAGCCGGAAAGACTACGGTAGGGCTGTTTAAGTTTATGCTTAAGGTGGCGGAGTCACCGAAGAAGCTGCACATCATCGCGGCCAAGGACACCGGAACCGCGGAAAAGAACATCATCAACAAGGATCTGGGCATTGTGGACGATTTTGGTGTCCTTGTAGAGTATAACGGCAATGGAACCAAGGATGATAAGATCCCGCATATCCTTTTCCATCCTTCCGGCGGTGATAAAGTTATTTATGTCATGGGTTACGGCGATAAGAAGAAATGGCAGAAGGCCCTGGGTGGTCAGTATGGCTGCCTGTATATTGATGAGATCAATACGGCTGATATAGACTTTGTACGAGAAGCTGCCATGCGTTGTGATTATCTCATGGCTACGCTTAATCCGGATGATCCTTCGCTTCCGGTGTATAAAGAGTACATCAACTGCTCACGGCCTCTGCCGGAGTGGGAAGAGGAAACGCCTCAGGAAATTAAAGATGAATTGAAAGAAGAGCCAAAGCATGGATGGGTGCATTGGTTCTTTTCTTTTGTCCATAACCTGGGTCTGCCTAAGGAAAAGCTGGACAAGATCCTGGCTAACACGCCGAAAGGCACGAAGATCTGGAAGAATAAGATCCAGGGGCTGCGAGGTAAAGCTACCGGCTTGGTGTTTCCAAATTTTGACCGGAAAAAGCATGTTGTCACTGCTGCCTGGGTAAGGGCAGAGATAAAGGCAGGGCGGATCCGTTGGAAGAAGTTCTCCTGCGGATTGGATACAGCTTATTCCAGTAAGTCACCAGATACGATATCCATGATCTTCCAGGGGATTACGGAGGACAGGCGACTGATCACACTGGCAGAAAAAGTTTACAACAATGCAGAACTGGAAACACCTATTGCTCCCAGTGACACAGCTGTGAAGTTTGTAGAGTTCCTGGAGCGCTGCCGTAAGGAGTGGGGATTTGCGAAAGACGTTTACATAGACAATGCGGATCAGGCAACTATGACGGAACTTAAGAAATACAAACGGCTGCGTGGCTGTCTCTATAACTTCTGGGATGCGTATAAGAAACTGGAAATCCTGGATCGTATTAACCTGCAGCTTGGCTGGATCCAACAGGGCTGTTACTTGGTAGTTGATGAATGCCCGGAGCATCTGGCTGAACTTGATAAGTATAGCTGGAAGGAAGATAAGGACGAACCAGAAGACAGAAATGATCATACGATCAATGCAGGACAGTACAGCTGGATACCGTATCGTAATCTGATCGGGTTTGAGGAGGATAAGAAATGAGGTGGATATCGAAATTGAATGAAAATATTAAACGGGGGCTTCGGAGCTGGCTGGATATCCAGGAAGCAAACCCAACTGTAATTCAAGTCCATGAACTTATGGATTTTGAATTGTCTGCTATCAGAAATCGTATATGGTATTGGGGTGACGGAAATAAGCTGGAAGAGTTTTATAAACAGAGCCCAGAAGAAGTTGATAAATACAAGTTCTGGGCATCAAGGTGCAGCCCAGGAATGGAAATGCGGAAAATACATACAGGCCTTCCAGCACTGATCGTCCGCGTTTTATCATCCATCGTTCTTGCGGATATGAATGATTTTGAGTTTGAGAATACGGCCCAGGAACAGATATGGAAAGAGATTGAGAAGGCAAATAAGTTCCGAAAAGGCTTTGAAGAAGCCTTGAAAGAAACGTTGTACATCGGTGATGGAGCTTATAAAGTGACAATGGATACTACAGTGAGCCCTTATCCTATTCTTGAATGGTATCCGGGAGAAAAGATAGAAATTAATCGATACCGAGGCAGAGTTAAAGAGGTGGTATTTAAGACACCGATAGCAGAGAACGGCAGAAAATACACACTCTATGAGTACTATGGATATGGCTACATCCGGAATGAGCTGTACAAGGGGGATAACTTAGTTGACCTGAAAGCGGTTGAAACTACCAAGAATTTGAAAGATTACAAATTTGATGAGTCGGTAATTCTTGCCGCTCCGCTTAAAATCTATGAGAGTGCAAAGTGGGCAGGGCGAGGTGGTTCTATTTTTGATGGTAAGCTAGATAACTTTGATGCATTTGATGAGATTTGGAGCCAGTGGATGCAGGCTTTACGGTTAGGTAGAGCAAGGACATTTATTCCGGAAGCGTTTATCCCACGAAATCCGGAAACTGGTGCGTTGCTGAAACCCAATCCGTTTGATAATCAGCATATTGCGGGCAACGATAATATGTCAGAGGACGGTAAGAACCAAATTACCACGGTGCAACCAACAATTCCACATGACAGCTATCTTGCATCATACGTCACGGCACTGGATCTCTGCCTGCAGGGAATTATCAGCCCAAGTACTCTTGGCATTGATACCAAAAAGCTTGACAATGCCGAGGCACAAAGGGAGAAAGAAAAAACAACCCTTTATACTCGAAATGCTATCATTGAAGCTCTGAGTGAACAGCTACCGGAAGTTATATCTGCATGTATTAATGCCTATAACATCTTAATGAAGCAGACAATTGAGAAAGTAAAGGTATCAATTCCATTTGGAGAGTATGCGAACCCGTCCTTTGAGTCGCAGATAGAGACATTAGCGAAGGCAAGACCAGGAACCGCCTTGATGAGCGTTGAAGCAACAGTGGAAGAACTGTATGGCGATAGTAAGGATGATGAGTGGAAGCAGGAAGAGATCACCCGTCTAAAAGCAGAACAGGGTATTGCAGAAGTAGAAGAACCGGGAGTCAACATGGCTGCCGGTATTTTTGACGTTAATCTGGGAGCTAATGGGAATGCAGGTCAAGGTAATGCAGCGGGTGAGGGATGATGCCAAGGAAGAGCGATTATGACATTGTCGAAGCTATTCAGAAGATAGAAGATGAGCTGATAGCTTCTATGATCCGGAATATGGACCGGCATCGGGCAGAGGAAACCAAAGAAGGTTATAACTGGTCCATGTGGCAGACAGAGCAGCTGAAAGCCCTGGAAAAGTACAAAGTCCGTAACCAGAAGAAATACAGCAAGCAGTTTAAAAGCATTAATGACCAGATTGACAGTCTGATTCGGATGTCACGGTCAAAAGGCAGTATGCAGCAGGAAAGGCGTATACTTCAGGCAATTAAAAACGGCTTTAAAGGGGCTAAGAGAACTGGATCGAGAGCCACCGCTGAGTTTTTCAAACTGAATGAGCAAAAATTAGAAGCATTGATCAAAGCCACCATAGACGATATGGAGAAGGCAGAAACGGCAGTACTCCGTAAGGCAAACGATGATTACCGAAAAGCAATCTTCAACGCCCAGGTGTATGCCAATACAGGTGCCGGGACCTATGAAAAGGCTGTGGATATGGCTACAAAAGATATGTTGTCCCGCGGCCTTAACTGTGTGGAGTATGCCAACGGTGCCAGGCATACACTTTCAGATTATGCCGATATGGCGATCAAAACAGCTAGTAAGCGGGCTTATCTGCAAGGCGAAGGAGAAAAGCGTAAGGAATGGGGCATTGCTACAGTCATTATGGCGAAGCGTGGTAATCCGTGTCCTAAGTGCCTTCCTTTTGTTGGTAAGGTCCTGATCGATGATGTATGGAGTGGTGGCAGCAAGAACGGTGTGGATCCGGAGACAGGCAAGAAATATCCGTTGATGAGTTACGCAATCAGTAAAGGGCTTTATCATCCAAGATGTAAAGACAGTCATACTACATATTTTCCGGGCATTTCCACAGCAGATGATACCTGGACTAAAGAAGAACTGGAAGCAGTTGGGCTTCAGAACCAGCAGGAAGCCAGACAGCAGTATGCACAGCGTCAGGAAGAAAAGTATGGAAGATTGGCTGAGTATTCATTAGATATGAAAAATAAAGCAGAATACCAACTAAAACGTAACAAATGGGCAAGGCTAAAAGAAAACGAAGGTATTTATTATACATATAATTTTGGGCAGAATGATGTTATAAAACCACATAATATCAAGAAAAATATGCTAAAATCAGACATCGGAAAAGAGATGTCTGAATATCTGGAAAAGAATAATGTTTCAGTTCAATTTGTTTATGGCATTGATAATCCGTATAATGAATTGGGATTTTATGACGTGGAAGATGACGTGATAAGAATTTTTGCAGATAGGACAAAGACAATAGAAAAAACAGCAGAAGTCCTCATACATGAAACAACGCATAGAAAGTATGGAATTGGCGGAGATCAATGGTCGGAAGCCATTTGTATTGCTCAAGAAGTGAAACATCGAAAGAGATCAAATAAATTGACTTCCCAAGAGAAAAAAGATATACTTAAGTTAGTAAATGAGCTTTATCCGGAGTATCCATGGAGAAAGTAGGTGATATTGTGACATTAGAAGAAATGAGGACGAAGATGGATAGCCGTAATAGAATGCTGTTGGATGCAAGAGCAGGAAAAAATCCAGTATGTCCTAAATGTAAAAAAGGTCATATTAAGTGTAAAGGAAACTACTTTTTTTATTGCGATTCTCCAGAATGTGATATGAAGCTTTCAATGGATCCAGAGAGACCGAAACAAGAATAGATACCACCAGTCATCAGGCCGGTGGTATTTTTGTACCCATTTTTAGGAAAGAGAGATTAAGAAGATGAAAAAGAAGATTTTAGCATTTGGAGTGGCATTATCTGTGATGTTTGGAATGATAGGGTGTTCAACAGCACACACAGTAAACTATAATTTATCAAAAGATGCGAATGAATTTAATATTTATCGCAGAATTACAGTTACCAATGCAAGAACGGATACGGTTATGCTCCAGGCCGAAGGTTATATGGCTCTTAGCAATAATAGTTCAAATGAACTGATAGTGACCATTAAAACAGGTGATGACCAGTATTATAAGGATTATATTTACCTGAATGACTGGACCTGCTATGTAATGGAGCAGACAGAGCCGAAAGGAACAGACAAGTATCATTATGAATTGGTATTTTATCCTGAAAGGTTAATCCCGGAAATTGAAGTTAAATAGATCTATAAATTGCGACGTCGCAAATGAAAGAAGGTGATCTTATGGGACTTTTATCGTGGATCAGGCAGAGGTTTTTCAAGAAAAAAGAATGCTGCCACCATTACCGCAAGCATTGGAGCAGGGCTTCCGGTCCTTATGGTGGTTATGTGCGGCGGTGTACCAAATGTAATAAGATCGAGCAGTAAGCACGCAGGCAGTTCCTGGGTGTTATTTTTATGCCCAAACGCGAGTATGGCATTAAACTCTGCGCGGCCGGTGACACCGATGGAAATGGATCAGTAACAGGAGTGACACTCCCAAAATGGAAAGGAGACTATTAACATGGCAGAAACAAATCAGAACCAGGCACAGCAGAACCAGCAGGGAGCAGGAGATGGAGGCACACAGACTGCGCAGCAGAACCAGAATACTCAGCAGGCATCGGCGCCAGCTATTGACTATGGAAAGATCCAGCAGATGCTTGATGGTACGCTGGCAGCTAAGGAAGATACCGCATTGAAAGCCTACTTTAAGCAGCAGGGACTTTCTCAGCAGGAAGTAGAACAGGCGATCGCAGCTTTTAAGCAGCAGAAGGCTGCTAATACTCCGGATGTGGGAGCTATGCAGAATCAGCTGACACAGGCACAGGAGACGGCCAAGCAGGCGCAGATCCAGAACGCTGCTATACTTGTTGCGGTAAGCATGGGTATTGATGCCAAGACAATCCCATACATCCTCAAAATGGCAGATCTTAGCCAGGCTGTAGGACAGGATGGAAAAGTCAATGAAGAGAACTTAAAAGCAGCGCTCAACAAGGTTCTGGAAGATGTGCCGGCATTAAAGCCGCAGGCATCCGGAACAACTGGATTTATCCAGGTGGGTGCAGCAAGCAGTGGAACAGGACAGCAGGCCAACCAGGCAGATCAGCTGTCTTCCATCTTTGGAAACAAAAAATAAGAAAGGATGATGTAAATTATGGCAGTATACGATTACGCGGAAACTTTTATGCGTGAGTTAGCGCAGAAATATTCAAGGGAAATGATCTCCAATGATCTGACTCTTTCAAATCCAGGAATTAAGTTCCTGAATGCACAGACGATTAAGATCCCTAGAATGACTGTAAGCGGTTATAAGGACCACAGCCGTAGCAGCATGGGATTTAATGCCGGAACTATCACAAATGACTGGGAACCGAAAAAGCTGACCCATGACCGTGATGTAGAGTTTGCGATTGATCCAATGGATATTGACGAAACCAATCTTGTTGTAGAGATTGCAAATATCCAGAACGTATTTGAGGAAGAGCAGGCAATTCCGGAAAAAGACAGTTATCGTTTCTCTAAACTGTACACAGAAGCAAAGACCAACAAGAGCAAAGGTGCAGTAATTGATAATACAACTCTTACTGCTGCAAATATTCTTGACTGGTTCGATGAACAGATGGCGATCATGGATGATCAGTCCGTTCCACAGGAAGGACGTATGCTTTATGTGACTTCTGCAATGAACAAGTTGCTTAAGAGCGCCGAGGGAGTAACCAGAGTGATCAGTGCTGGCGCAGCGGGTGTAATTGATCGTCGTGTTCATGCTTTGGATGATGTAAACATTAAAGTTGTTCCGTCTGCGAGGTTTAAAACCAAGTATGACTTCACCAATGGATGTACTCCGGCAGCTGCCGCAAAGCAGATGAACATAATGTTGGTACATCCATCCTGTGTCATTTCTCGTGACAAGTATGCATATATGAAGCTGTTTACACCGGGCACAGACTCCCGTACAGCTGACAAGTATGTATACCAGAACAGATACTACACAGACACTTTCCTGATCGAAAGAAAGTCCTGTGGCATTGCGATCAATGCAGAGGCAGAAGGGTAAGGTGAGATCATGACAGCAGAAAAAGACAATAAAGTCTATACGATTGATCAGAACCAGGTAGCGGCATATCAGACTGCCGGTTTTGATATTAGGGATGATGATGGGAAACTGATCGAGTATGGAGTGGATAAAACCGTCCCGTATAGTGTTTATGCCAAGGTTCTGAAAGAAAATGAGGAACTGAAACAGCAGATTTCTTCTATGGAAGCTGAAGAAGAAAACGCAAAGGCTGAAGAAGAAACTACAAAGACTGTGCGGAAGAAAGCAGGGCAGTAATATGGCCTACGAACCGTATGTAACCTCAGAATATTACCAGAAAGAATACGGCGGCAGCATTGTACCTGAGGGTGATCTTATCAAGGCCCTCCGCCAGGCCAGCCGCCACGTTGACTCCCTGACTTACAACCGGATTGTAGGTCGGGGTTTTTCTAATCTGACAACATTCCAACAGGACCTGATCCGGGAAGTGGTCTGCCAGCAGGCTGACTTTGAAACAGAAAACGCAGATGAGATTAATACGATCCTGCAGAGTTACAGCATCAACGGAGTGTCTGCTCAGTTTGGCAGTTCCTGGAACGTGTTTACAGACAAAGGGGTTGCCATGAAGCGGGATGTCTACACTATGCTGTGCCAGACAGGCCTTTGCTGCCGTTTAGCGAGGTGAGACTATGAAATATCCGTGTTTAGTACCTAAAAGGCTCTGTAAGACGCCTGTGCATGTCCACCTGGAATCGGAAGAACTGGATAATAAGGGAAGACCGAAGTACAGCCTGGATGCAGATCTGATGTGCAATTTCCAGGATAAAGCCAAGACTATTCTGACAGCAGAAAAGAAGCTGGTGCAGATCACAGGTACAGCGCTTTTTACAGGAGACATTGCACCGGATATGCCGTCTTTAAGCGGTGGCACATTAACTGTATTTGGTCAAGAACGTCGGATTGAACAGGGCTGTAAGAACAGGAATCCGGACGGTACGGTAAACTACTGTAGCCTGGAGGTGATCTGATGCAGGTAAAATCAACTATAAAGCTGAATATGCCACGTATTAATCAGATGACACAGGCAGCGGTAGTTGCTTTGGAGAAAACAGCAGAAGCGTTGCATACAGAAGTGGTGCAGGCTCAGATCATGCCGTTTGATACGGGCAATCTGCAGAATGAAAGTACCTTTGTGGATAAGAGTCAATCTTCCGGTGGAAAAGTATCGTTGGTATCCAGCACACCCTATGCAAGGCGGTTGTATTATCATCCGGAATATCATTTCCAGAAGTATGAAAATCCTTTTGCGGGTGGTAAATGGTTTGATCCGTGGCTTCCGGGAGGAGTCAGCTCTGATTTTTGCAAGGAAGCCTTTAAAAAGTTTTATAAGAAGGCAGGTGGCGTATGATGCTGCGATTAACTGACATACAGGACTGGATCTCCGGTCTGGGTGTAGCATCAGCTGATCATGTTTATATTGGTAAGTTGGATAATAAGCAACAAAAATCCATTGGTATTTATAGTCGCAGCGGATCTGGACCGCCCAATATTGCTTTGGGTGGTTTAGAACACACGACTTACGATACTAGGGCTATTTCTCTTCTAGTCCATTGGAACAGGGACAAGCCGGAGAGTGAAGCAGCAGCCTATGAGCTGTTTGAGAAACTTAGAAACATATCCAGCCTGAGCATAGGAGATACCCACATCAACTACATTAATCTGATGGTTCCGGAACCGCAGGATGTAGGCACAGATGATAATGGTGTATATGAATATGTGATCTGGCTGGATTTAATTTATCAAAGAAAGTGAGGACAAGAATATGCCAGGAGTAGTATATCCGGTACACAGTAATCAGTTTAAGATCGGTACTAAGGGCGTAGACAGTACATCTGAGCAGATGGTGATGCCGGCCGATCTTGAAAACTTTTCCCCTGCCATTGATGGCCAGAATGAAGAATGGTATGCAATGGATGCAGAGGGATGGGCAAAAAGCATTGTAACAGGCAAAAAATTTTCTATTGATTTTAAGGGCAAACGATCTGTTGGTGATCCTGGAAATGATTATATTGCAGGGCTTGCCATGAAGATGGGGAAGGACGTCATGACGAAATTTGAATGGACCATGGTATCCGGCGCCAAGCTGGAAGGAATTGTGGTTATCAACGTTACAACCCCAGGCGGTGGTGATACAACCGCAGCAGATGCACTGGAATTTACTGCAACGCTGTATGGCAAGCCAACCTTTACACCGGCAGAGGCAGCATAAGGAGGAAGAAAAGATGGCAAAAGTAGTAGATATTACAGACAAGCTTACGTTTGATGGAAATCCGTGTTTGATGGTCAAAGGGGAAAAAATTGAAGTAAATGCAGATGCACCTACCATGATGAAAGTTCTCAATATTACAAAAAATGGTGGGGCTTCGGAAAAAAATATGAATGAATTATACGAACTGGTATTCCCGGAAAAAAGCAGGAAGTTAATTAATTCATTCAAGCTGCTGGTGCCTGACTGGATGACCGTTATCCACGAAGCTATGAAGCTGATCACAGGAGATATTACAAGCCAGGGAGAGCAGTGACCCGTACTACGATCTACTTGAGGACTGGGACCTGATCGTTTCCAGTTTTCTTACGCAGTACGGGTTACGCATAAGGACCAAAGAATTTGAAACAGTCAGCTGGGATGAATTTCGTTCCCTGCTGGCTGGCCTGTCTCCCGATACTCCCCTTGGGCGCATGGTTGCGATCCGATCAGAAACAGATAAGGAAGTAATCAAGCGTTTCACACCGGATCAGAAACGTATTTATAACGAATGGAGAGACAGGAAAGCAGAGAGCATGACAAAAGAAGCATATGAAAAGGCTATGGATAAGCTGGAACAGTTTATGGCTGACTGCTTCGGAGGTGGTTGAAATTGAAAGAGTAAAGCAGGAAAAAGTCCGGTGCCCGTACTGCGGGTATCCGGTCAATGCAATGAAGTCAGAAGATGCCAAATGTAAGGGCATCTTTTTTAAATGCAAAAATAAAGAGTGCAAAAAGATATTTGAGTTAAAGATCTAAGACGCTGTGCCGATGTGCCTGTCTTAATAAAAAAGGCAGGTGACATATATGGCAGCAGACAGCGTAGGACAGATCGGGCTTGACCTGGTTGTAAATAAAAACGATTTCAATAGTCAGATGTTAGGAATAGAAAATCTGGCAAAGAAGGCAGGCAAAGCCCTTGCTGCTGCTTTTACAGTTAAGAAAATATTCGATTTTGGAAAGTCCTGCATAGAACTAGGCTCTGATCTGGCAGAGGTCCAGAACGTAGTTGATGTTACGTTTTCTCAAATGAGTAAACAGGTAGATAAGTTTGCTCAGAATGCTGCCGCTCAGTTTGGTCTGTCTGAGACCATGGCAAAGCAGTTTACCGGTACTTTCGGTGCTATGGCAAAGGCTTTTGGTTTCAGTGAGAAAGCTGCATATGACATGTCCACGACTCTTACCGGGCTGGCAGGTGATGTGGCATCCTTCTATAACATCAGCCAGGATGAGGCGTATACAAAACTGAAATCGGTGTTTACCGGTGAGACAGAGAGCCTGAAAGATCTGGGCATTGTCATGACACAGACTGCTCTTGACAGTTATGCTTTGGCCACCGGTTTTGGCAAGACTACAGCGAAGATGTCAGAGGCAGAAAAAGTTGCTCTGCGGTATAAGTTTGTACAGGATCAGCTGACAACCGCAGCGGGTGACTTTTCTAGGACATCTACAGGATGGGCTAACCAGGTCCGCATCTTACAGCTGCAGTTTGACAGTTTAAGAGCAACCATAGGCCAGGGACTTATAGCCGCTTTATCTCCGGTGATCCAGGTGATCAACACGATCATTGGAAAGCTTTTGAGCATGGCAAATGCTTTTAAAGCTTTTGTAGCAATGCTGTCAGGTGGCAAAAAAGACGGAAACATTACAGAGACTGCAGCAGGAATGGAAGCGATCGCTGCAGCAGCGGATAAAGCAGGTGCTGCCACATCAGGTATTGGAAGCGCCGCAAAGAAAGCTGCAAAGGATATAAAATCGGCAACTACAGGTATTGATGAGCTAAATATTATAAATCCGGACAGCGGATCTGATAGTGGAAGCGGATCCGGAGGCGGTGGAGCTGGCGGCTACAACGCAGATGACTTTGATATGGGAACACTTCCAGAACAGGAAGATGTAGTTAGCGGAAAACTGCAGAAGATAGCGGATCTGATGAACCAGTTAAAAGACTCTTTCACAAGTGGCTTCTGGGATGCTTTTGGTGACACATCTGTATTTGATTCGATCCAGAACAGTATCAAATCCATAAAAGACAGTCTGAAAGATATTTTTACTGATCCAGGTGTACAGGCAGCAGCTTTAAATTTCGCCAATACATTTTCATATGCATTGGGACAGATAGCCGGATCGGTAGCCAGCATTGGTGCGACGATTGCAGATAATCTTCTGGGTGGTATCAGTAAATACCTGGAACAAAATAAGGACCGTATTAAGGATTATCTGATCCAGATGTTTAATGTTGGCAGTGAGATTGCTACACTGGTTGGAAATTTCACTGCTTCCATTGCAGACATATTTACTGTATTCCGTAGTGACTCAGCAAAACAGATCACAGCTGATATCATAGGAATTTTCAGTAGTTCTTTCATGGGAGTTACGGAACTGGGTGGCAAATTTATCCGGGATCTTATCCAACTTATAACAAAGCCTATAACCGATAACACAGGTCAGATCAAAGAACGGATACAGGGACTTTTAGATGAACTGCAGCCTATATTTGATAAACTGAAAGAATTAGTTGATAAGATATGGGACGGCCTGAATACAGCCTATGATACTGTTGCAAAGCCGGTATTTGATGCGTTTACAGAGGCAATATCTTCAGTTGTAGACTGGATAACTGAAACACAAACACGCTTTGATGGAGCCATCGGAATTGTTGCTGCTTTCTTTGGAGCTTGGGAAATTGTAAAACTGGGTGAGTTCATCATTAATGCTGGTGGTGTTGTATCAATGCTTTCTGGAATGGTAGCTGGATTTGTGGCAAATGCGGCTGCTATTGCAACACATACGGCAGCACTTATAGCAGATAAGATAGAGACAGCAGCTATTGTTGCTATGTATGCTAAGGATTTTGTAGTAAATCTGGCACAGGGGACAGCGGCACTGATACAGCAGGCAGCTCAGTTTGTGATCAATACCGCAGCAAAGATAGCAGATACGGCAGCTCAGATAGCCATGACAGCGGCTACAGTAGCATGGAATGCTGTATGTGTGATTGCAACGACGGTTACCACTGCTTTGGGAGCAGCGATTGCTTTCCTTACCAGCCCGATTGGGCTAGTCATCATTGCTATTACAGCCCTGATTGCTGCGGGTGTACTTCTGTACCAACATTGGGATGAAGTGTCAGCTTTTGCAGTTGAAATCTGGGGAAAGATCAAGGAAACAATCAACAATGCGATTGATGCTGTAAAAGTATTTATTGCCAACACGTTACAGGTAATTAAAGTTTCCTGGGAAAATAAGTGGAACGCGATCAAAGCATTTGTTTCTAATCTTTGGAATGTGATCAAATTACTTGCAACTACCGTATTTGAAGCAATCAGAGATAAGCTTTCTGAGATCTGGGATAGTGTACGCCAAACCATTGAAGACAAATGGAATGCCATTAAGGATTGGTTTGAAGACATCTGGAAGAAAATTAAAGAGGTATTCAAACCAGATGCAATGATCGAGATCGGCAAGAACATCATGAACAAACTCTGGGACGGTTTAAAATCCGTCTGGGAATCTATTACTGGATGGCTTCAGGGGTGCGCAAATTTTGTCAGTGGTGTCTGGGACGGCATTGTAGAAGGTGCGAAGAGTATTTTCAAGAGCGCTAAGGAAGATGCAGAGGATGATGAGGAAGCAGATGATAGTGATGACTGGGATTATGGTACCAATTCGCCTGTATCCGGTCATGCTTCCGGTGGTTTTCCTAAATCCGGGCAGATGTTTGTAGCCCGTGAAGATGGTATTCCTGAGATGGTTGGAAGCTGGGGCGGTCGTGCGGCGGTTGCAAATAACCAGCAGATCACCCAGGGCATCACTCAGGCTGTACAGCGTGGCATGAGAGCATGCATGGCACCTCTGGTATCTCAGATCACAGCTATGTCTCAGACTGCAGCGCCTCCGCTTGCGACAATGGGAACAGGCGGAACCGTAGCAGCCTACAGCTATGGCGGTGACCGGCTTCAGGATATGATGGATCGTGCTATGGCATCATCTAATGCGGCATCGGAAGAACAGCTAAATGTCATGATCGAACTTCTGAAGAAGATCATTGAGCTTATAGAAAATCTTGACCTGGTAGTAAATATTGATATCCGGGAACTGCGAAGAAAGTTGAAAGACCTTGAAAAGCGTTCCGGGGTGAAATTCGACTAAAGAAAGGAGCGGGATATTATGGCAGCGTTTATAACAGTCAACGGGCGGGAATTTCCTGCTCCTGACAATGTATGGGATCTGATTGTTGCAACCAATGTTACAGCTGGCAGAAATGCCCAAGGCGAGTTCATCGGGGACAAGGTTGGACGGGACCAGTACAAGATAGATAACCTGCAGTGGTCCTGGCTGGATGCGGAAACCTGGGCAGAAATGTGTCAGGCATTCGCATCCTTTGTTGTGACAGCCAAGATCTGGGATCCAGTTAATAATGGTTGGATAACTTTACAGATGTATCCGGGCAATAGAAGTGCGACAGCAGGCATAAATGATGCAGAGCAGCGCCCGCTTATTTATAAACTTTGTAAAGTAAACATTGTAGACTGTGGGGTGATCGAGTAATGCAAAAAGCTAGTGATGCGTATAAGCAGATGATGGAACAGCAATATAGAAATCAGTTTTATATGTGGGTTACGATCGGAGTCATTAACCAGGTCGCACAAAACATGGCATACGCTTCCGGTATTTACGCACCCATGTCCAATCTGGAAAAGCCGTATCAAAATTATGATCGGGAATACACTTACGGTACTTTGGAACAGGACTTTTTCCGAGTAGATGGCAAGATGCTTTTTTTGCCAAGAGATGGCCCATATTTTAATCAGGGTATCGTAAGCGCTGATCTTTTAGGCACGATCACAACCAAGTTCAAAGACGGACCATATGACATCAAGGGACTGACGGTGGAGTTTGGCGAAGCATACCCAACGGAGTTTGATATTGTATCAAGCAAAAAGACGGTAAGTATCACAGGCAACGCAAACGGTCATTTTACCACAGAGGAGACCTTTCTGGATACAGATTATATCCAGATTGTGCCAACGAAAATGGTAAACGGCAAAGCACGGCTGAGAGTGCTGCAGATCAGCATGGGCGTTGGCATCAACTTCACAAACCGCCAGATTAAAAACAGCAGCAAAAAAGAGTTCCTGTCATGGATATCGGCAGAGCTTCCGACCACGGACCTCAGTCTTTCGGTGAAAAATGAGAATCGGCGCTTTGATGTAGAAAATGAAGATTCGACACTCAACTTTTTGGAGATCGGTCAAAAGGTAGAGGTATCCTATGGCGCTACACTCCAAAACGGAGATATTGAGGTGTTTTCCGGCACATCATTGCTGCTGGACTCCTGGAAAGCATCCGATGATGAGGTATCATTCCAGGCAAAGGACATCATCGCGTCATTGGATGGGATATATTACTGGGGATCGTACGAAGAAACAAATCTTTACGATCTGGCGGTGCTGGTACTCACAGATGCGGGCATGGACGAACGAGAGTATAGTATTGACAGCTATCTGAAAAACGTACAGGTGGCAAATCCGTTGCCGGTTGCCACTCACGCAGAATGCCTACAGATCATTGCAAACGCTGGCCGGGCTATAATCATTGTAGACCGCAGTGGGGTAATCCATCTGAAAGCCGGCTTTACCACGGTAATATCGCCAGAAAAAATGGCCGTGGAAGGAAAGAACACGGCCAGATGGTCAACACCGAAAAGCGTTGTTATGGCTGATGCCAAATATGGATACGCGACCTTATGGAAGGATTATATCCGTGCGGACGGAAGCATGTATTTTCTGCCGCGAGGCAGCAACTATTTGACCGAGGGATACGTGAGCAATGATATTGCGGACTCTTCCGGAACTTTTGCAGATCCTCCGGGATTTACAATCAGCCTGGAAGCGGCGTTTAAATATTATGGCCTGACTGTGGAATTTGGCGGAAATCCACCAACGGAAATGCAGATACTGACATATCTGGATGGAGAACTGCAGGAGATCTACACCCATACAGATATAGGACGGATCACGGATGTGGAGCATGAATTCCCGCCGTTTAACAAGATAGAATTTTCATTTCTTTCCGGAAAGCCTGGAAATGGCGTGATCGTTCGTAAAGTCAGCTTTGGTGACGTTACGGACTTTTCTGTGACTTACAAGACCATGACAGATACTCCGGTAGGATCTAGGACACAGCTGTATAAGGATCTAAATGTTGTTGTGACGAGATTTTCAGAGTCCGCAGAAGTAGAAAAAGAACTGTGTAAAACTACGGTTATGGGCGGGCAAATTGTGGATTGCTATCTTAATAATGCAAGCTATGGCTTAGTTTCAAACTGCGGGAAAATAATAAAATCTTCTGCGTATGCAGCACGGGTGGACCTGACAGGAGTAACTGAAGAAGTTGAACTTGTCATAACCGGAAAGGAATACTTGCAAAATGAAAGCAACTACACTCTATCATTGAACACTGTCGGAGAGGCAAAAAAATGGTCAAACATTTTGATCAGTGACCAGGAACATGCAGCTACAGTAGCAGAGTGGGTTGGGAATTACCTGAATAACAACATTGAGTATGATGTGCCCTATCGTGGAGATTTTAGACCAGATGCAGGAGACATTATTTTTCTTCAGGGACATAAAACAGATCAGATGCAGGTCTTCCTGGAGGAACATGATCTATCATTTTCAGGCGGCAAACTGTCTGGAAGTATAAAAGCAAGGAGGGCGATTGATGGTGTGGAAGCAGCCGAAAACGGACTGGGCCGGAAAAAGTGATGCCGACGGGAACTATACGGGCGATTACTTTAACGCATCCGACTACAACCGGATCAAAAACAACATTGCAGCAATCAGCATGCTGGCATACACCCTTTATCCAACATTCGCCATGCAGAGCATGGGCGTGGATAAAAAAACGGGAGATTACCTGTACGCAGATGAAATCAATGTCCTGGAAGCAAATCTGGAGACGATCTGTAGCAAGACGATCCCAAAACTGGCGGGTAAAAAGAAAACATACTACGAAAACACAGCAACCATCGATTTTACTGAGCTTAACAGAATCGAAAAATGCTGCTTGGATTTGTACAACAATCTTACGAACCAGAGTAACGGAGGAAGGTATCATCTGGCCTTTACTCTGGGTACGGGAAGGAGCGGCTTTTAATGGCATTAAAAACAGATTATAAAGACGCAGCATGGGCGGGGGACCGCCTCTATGAGATAAAAGACGCCGGGAGCGGCACCAGCACCATCACTGATGCGACAACATACACCCAGGAGGGCGATCCTTTTGGGGCGAAGGATATTAACGAAACCAACGCGGTCATTAACCGGCTCACAAAAGAGCCGACATGGGTAACGCTGAAAGCATCGAGCTGGAGCGGATCCACGGCGCCATACACCCAGAAAGTGAGCGTGGCAGGGGTTACGGCAGACGATTACCCGGTACTTGTAAGTGGTCTGGCAGATGGGGCATCAGCTGCAACGATAAAAGCGTATAATAAAGCATTTTCTTGTGTTGCGGCAGTACCTGGCGTAACAGCGGCCGGAAGTGTAACTTTTAAGGCGTATAAAAAGCCAAATATTGATATCAGAGTTGGATTAAAGGGGGTATAAAAATGGGTTTAGTTTTGGTAACCGGTGGTAGTGAAAATATTGGAATTTCAGATGAGTGTACTGCAACTAAAGGAGATATTTTAAAAGGGAAAACCGCAATTTCCAACGACTCTGATGATGAAGTTGTGGAGGGCACACTGGAACTAACTGGCACAGCGGTTGACAATCAAGTTCTCGCCGGTAAAACTTATTATAGTACAGATGCTCATACAAAAAGAACAGGGACCATACAATCACAACCTGGATGGACACCTATTCCCTCAACGATTCAGCAAACATTAAAATGTAAAGGTAAATATATGACGGAGAACGTTGTTATTCCGGCATTTGTTATGCCTTCTGCTGATGTTATAAAGAAAGGCGCAACGGTATCAATATATGATAATTCTATAACAGGCACGTGGGAAGGTTATCCACCTACTACTGAGTATTTCTGGAAGGCTACACCGGGCGGTAACAGTAATGTAGGCGGTCTTGTTG